CTGCATAGCTGAATGACGTCACCATCCCCAGCGTATCCGTAAACTCATAACGGTATTTCACGTTAATCCCGTTAAGATTATCGCTACCGGGAGCGTTCGTCCGGGCATGAAGATACCCCGCGCTCAGCGTGGCCTGCTGCTCAGACGCCCATGCAGGCGCGCCGGATACGGCCAGACAGATGGCTGCGGACAAAATGGCGGCATAAAGTTTACGCATAATTACCTCTCGCTTTTCTGCAATAAAAAAGGCGTCATTTCTGACGCCCGTTCTGGGTTATAAAATTCAGCTGATACTGATACCTGCTGTGGATTTTTTCATCACCACAACCAGCAGATCGCTGATACTGGTTGTTGGTGTCCAGTTATTCGCTCCTGATGAAGATACGGTGAATGTCAGTGTCAGCGTCCCCTGTCCGGCAGGCATATCTATAACTGAGGAAAATACGCCCTGAACATCCGTCGTGGACTGATTAAAAATCTCCTGACCATTGCGGGTCACTCTTAACCGGCAGGTTGAATACCAGTATGACTGTTGGTTATTACTGTTGAAATTCTCATGCTTACCACCGCGGAATAACACTGGCGGTATCATGACCTGCCGGTCAAACTTCTGATCATCACTGATTCTTACCGTGATGGTGCCACTGGCATAAGTGCTCGTGCGGGGGAAAGACTTGCTGACCGTTTTGACAATATCGCCTTCAATCTGGTTGGCTGACAGTTTCCCCTTAATCTGACAGTTCTCATTAATCGTGACGTTGTTGAGCGTCCCTGAGTTCGCATTCACACTGCCACTGATATCCGCATTTTTCGCCGTCAGTCGCCCGTCCGGCGTCAGGGAAAATGCCGGAGGATTGCCGGATGACGTGATGCTCACCGCAAACAGTCGTTTCAGGAACACGTCGTTCATGAACAGCTGATTCCCCTGCGCCACAAATAACGGCGTGCTGTTGCCGCTCTCCGGATTTATCATCGCGATACGGTCAGCCAGCAGCAGTATGTTGCTCAGTGGCTGGCCATCAGTATCCTCAATCCCTGCACCAATCCCGGCCACATAGGGAATGCCGTCTTTCGTTTTTTGAACCTTCAGCATGTACAGCGCAGCCAGGTCATCATTTGTGTCCTTCTGCACGCGCTGTATCTGCTGAATGGTGGCGCTCTGGTCTTCCAGCGTTTTACTGACCGTCTGTGTGATTTCATTGCGGGTTTCTGTGATGGTGGTCTGCATTTCCGCCATCTCGTCCTTCAGCTGACTGTTGTCAATCTCTGCCCACAGCGCCTCTGCCAGATGCGTTTTTCCTATCTTTTCCCGGAAAAGTTCCAGATAGCCCGCAGCATCATTGCTCGCCCGTCCACTGGCTTCCACAAAAGCAGATTTACCCACCAGGTTGACGCTGCGCACATAAAACCAGAAATCCTTTCCGGGCTTAATGTGCGGACCGGAGACACTCCACTGACTGCCGGTCCCCAGATAACGGGCAGAGGTTTCCACCTGTGCGGCGTCTGCAATTTTTGCCTCCGAAAACCAGAACTCAAACTGCACCGTCGGGTCATAAATGGTCAGTTTCGGGACTGCCGTTATCTGAAAATACCCCGGCGTCAGTTCAACACCGGCAGGCGCTGCCGGTGCGTTAATCCGGAACGTGGTGGTGGCGGGTTCGCCCTGCTGGCCATAGCTGTTAATCGCCCTGACCGTCAGGGTGTATTCCCCGAGAGGCAGGCCACTGAAACGGTGCTCCGTATCGGCAGTGATGGCGGTGGTCACCAGACGGCTGTCTTCTCCGCTTCCGCTGGTCAGGCGCAGACTGAAGCGCACACCCTTCACCACCCGCGGCGTGTCCCATTTCGCCTGTGCCAGATACTGACCGTCAGCCGCGCTCACCTCCACCGTCAGGTGCTGCACTGCCGGAGGGATGACGCTGTTCAGGGTGCCGCTCTGGTCGCTGTCAAAGTGCGCCCCGTTATCCACGATGGCTTCTTTTTCCGGTACGTGCTGCACTGCCGTGATGGCAAAGGTGCTGTCCGTGTTTTCCCGGATGGAGACACAGCGGAACAGGCGACGACGCAGTGACGGCAGGGAGAGTCCCCACACACCGTATGTCTCCACACCATCAGGCAGGGTGCTGACCTGTATCCGGTCCGGCGCGGGGTGTGCAGTGATGGCCACGCTCACCGGCTTACCGCTGCCGTTAATCAGGTTCACCGTGGCGGCACCTGTCTCCGGCAGGGTCACCTCACGGTCCAGTGTCAGGGTGCGGCTGGCGGCATCGATGGACAGGATACGTCCGCCGGTCATGGTCCCGGCATAGTCGTTATCACAGATTTCAATAATGTCTCCGGGTGTGTGACGCAGCCCCTGTGACCCGAGCGTGAAATCCACCGTCTGCGTTTCCAGCAGTCCGGTCTTTATCACCCACAGCCCGGCACGGTGGGCCTGACCGCGACTGGTGCAACCGAACGCATCCATCTTCAGCAGGTTGCGCCCGTAGCGCAGTATGGCTTCCGGGTCTTCCACCAGTTCCGTGGAGGTCTGCCAGCCGTTCTGCGGGTCGGTGTAATTCACCTCCACCGCCGTGTGGCGGTCCTTCAGGGCGCTGAAGCTGTAGCGAAACCCCACGCCGTTATCATCCACCACCACATCGCAGTTGGTGTACGGCCACACCACATCCGACGGGCGGTCCTGAACGAACGTCAGCGTCTGGCCGTTCCATACCGGCATACAGCGCATCGCCGAGCAGAAATCACTGAGAACGTCCCACGCCTTACGCTGTTGTGACAGGTACGCATTAAAGGTCATCCGCGGCTCTGTGCCCCCGAAGCCATCCGGGACACGCTGGTCACAGTACTGCCCGATGGCATACAGCGCCCATTTGTCCACGTCCGCGGCCCCCAGGCGTTTCCCCATCCCGTAGCGCGGGTGGGTCAGCATGTCCCACAGGCACCAGGCCGGGTTGTTGCTGTATGCCGGTTTCAGACTGCCGTCCCAGATACCACTGTACGTGCGTTTTTCCGGGTCATAGTTTGACGGCACCTGAATAATGCGACCGCGGATATGGTAGTTCACCGTCATCTGCTGACCGCCAAACTGCTCCGCATCCACCTGCAGCCCCACAATCGCCGTGTTCGGGTAGCACTGTTTCACATCGATGATTTCGGTGTATGACGACCAGAGCGTCTTATTCTGCAGCTGGTCCGTGGTGCTGTCCGCCGTCTCCCTGACCATCCGGATGTTAAAGGGGCGCTCAGGCAGATTATCCAGAATCACCGAAGCGAGGAACTGTGAGGTGGTCTTGCCGTTAATGGTGACATCCTTTTCCGTCACCCAGTTACCGTTACGCTGCAGCTGAATCAGCAGGCGGACGGATGCCGGGTTACGGTCACCCTGTGAGGTGGTCTGCACCAGTGACTGCACCCCGAAGGTAACCCGCAGGCGGTCAATGTTCGCGGACGTAATGGTGCGCGTCACCGGCTTTGCCTTCGTCACTTCCACGCCCAGTGCGGTTTCAGAGCCGGATGACTCAAAACCTTCCGGCGGTGTCTGCTCCTGCTCCCCGGCGCGCCAGACCGCTGTCACACCGTGTATCACAGGATTACCGTCCGTGTCCGTCAGCGGGGTTTTGTTCACCAGAATACTCTGCAGCCCCTTCACCGGACCTTCCACCGGTCCCTCACCGATGGCGTCAATCACGCTCATCATCTGCGTGGACTTAAGATTGTCCTTTGCCTCAACCGGCGTGTGCGCCTTGCCGCCACCTTTACCCACTCTGTCCCCCTCTCCTGTCTGATGTCTGAATCTGTTTATGCCCCAAAAACGACAGGCACCCCGGAGGGTGCCTGTGTCATGACGGAATAAAATTTCTGAATTTCTTCACATTTTCTGTACGCCCCGTGGCAGATATCATTCCCGGGCGTTACAGTTTTTTCGGGCCAATAAAAACAAAACCCCCTGTGGTTAATCTTCATTTTCTGTTCCCGCAGCCTCCATACACTGCGGGATTTTTTTATGCTTTACCCCTGCCGCCCGATAACCACCACCTTCCCGCCACCACCTTCATCACGGGTGCTGATGTCCTGGGAGATTCGCCGGGAGCCAACCAGCATTTCACCGTAAGGCACCGGCATCGGGTTCCCCTGGGCAATCATGTTATCCAGCGAGGAAAAGTACGTGTTCTGTCTGCCGTTATCCGTTGCCCTGTATTCCGGTGTTTTTGGCTTCGGGGCAAGCATCTGTGCCACACCACCCAGTATCATGCTGGCCCCCAGTGAAAACAGCATCGTGGTGGCAGAAAAACCACCGGCTGCCAGGGCTGAACCCCATAACGCCATTGATGCCCCGGCCGTGAAGAACGACCCCACGATGGCTGCCGCCCCCAGCACAATCTGCAGTCCGCCCTTTCCGGCTCCGGCCAGTCGCGGCACAATATGGATGACCGCCCCCTCACCCAGAGGTTCGTGAAGACGGGCGTACACCGCCTCCGGTGCCGTGTCCTCACCGCGAATACGTATCTGGTACCAGCCTTCGTTCATCTGACGGCGGAATCCCGGCACCTGTAACGACAGCGCCCGGATGGCTTCCGCTGCCGTGTTCACATACAGGCTGAGGCGGCGGCCAAATCGTTGCAAATCCCCGTGAAGGCAGATGCGTGCCAGTGGCGGTGACGCCAGACAGAATGCGTTCGTCGTTGCCATTTTTCGGAATACCTCTCCCGTTTACTCAGTTGTTCAGGCAGATGGTGAAGCAGCTCACCGTTGCCGCAGTATATGGCGGCATGATTGGCCACCGATGCGCCAAAGCAGCACAGCAGGATATCGCCAGGCTGTGCGGAAGGCAGGGAAATCCTGTAAAAACCAGTCGCCTCCATATTGTCCAGGTACAGGTTCTGACCGTTGCGCCACCAGTCATCCTCACGCTCAAAATCCGGCATATCAATTCCCGCCAGATGGTATGCATCCCGGAACAGCGTGTAACAGTCCGTCACCCCGTGCTCAAAGCGCCGTCCTGTCAGATGCGGCACACAGCGGAATTTATGAATCTCACCCCGGCAGACCAGCCACCAGGACAGTGCACTCTGCATCTGCAGCCGCCGGTCGGCCTCACTCAGCCAGGGCAGACCACCGGGATGACTGTGGACCAGTGCCACAATCTCCCCCTGCATTTCTGCCCGCAGCCAGTCTTCCGGTGCAATACGAAAATACGCCTCCGGCTCTGCAGAGATATTCACACAAGGGATATACCGCTCCCCCTCCGGCGTTCTCACCACGAAGCCGCACGACTCCGCAGGCGCACACCGCCGGGCATGCGCCAGAATCGCTGATTCAGTCTGTGTCATAAACCGGGATTTACTGCGAAAGTTTATTAATGGAAAGGAAACCGCCAAAATTAGCCACCATGCCGCGCATCTCACACCCGCGCATGCACTTGCTGCATCTGTCCTTACGGATATCGGTGGTGGGTTTATCGAACTCATCCGCCACAGCCCCGCCCGTGTAACCACACTCATCAGAGCGGTAGGTCCACATACAGGTATTCGCCAGCATAATGCGACCGGGAAACAGCGCTCCGTCCGTCTCCGTCGGTGTTGCCAGCACAAACGAGGCTGTCATGGCCGTCAGCTCTGACATCTGCTCCACCACCCAGCGGTCGCTCAGCTCCTGCTCCGGGTCCGCTTCCGGATTGCCCGCCACAAAATTCACCGCATCCAGAAAACGGGCATACACCCGGCGGCGGACCACCGTGGCCCCCACCAGGCTCTGCAGGTCCTCCGCCATCCCGGTGACCAGACCAAACAGATTCGACACCGTCAGCGACGGGCGGGCACTGCTGCCCTTCCCGTTCATCTCAAAGCCACTGCCGTCAATCGGGTATGCCTGGTACTTCCGCCCCTGCCAGGTCACCGGCTCCCCTTTTTCATTCAGCTCATTACAGAAAAAATACCGCTCACCACCCTGGGCCTTCAGGTCAATTTCCCAGAGCACCACCCGCGGTGACTGCTCTGATTTAACCGACTCGTTCAGGCTTTCCCCGTGAATATGCTGCATCAGTTCACCACCTGCTCAATCGTACAGCTGAAATCACTGTACCGGACGTTATCCGTGACGCTCCACTCCCGGCACACCACCCTCACCGTCCGGTTATGTTTCGGCGGTCGCCACAAAAAGGCACGGTAACCACCATGCCAGGATAAAAATTCATCCAGCCAGCGCCGGGTTGACTCATCCGTCACCCGGAACACCGCCTGAAACGTCTTCAGTTGAGGATTCAGTCCTGTGGGGCGACGCTGTTCATAACCGTCACCAAACCGTACCCTCGCCACCGACGGTTTCTCACTCACCTGCATCCCTTCACGCGGGACCAGATGCAGCGTTTTTATCTCAGCCACTCAGCATTCCTCCGTCACGTCGCATGGACAGCATCACCGCCTGCACCCGCTGGTCAATCAGCTGCACAAGACTGCCTGCCGCCTCCGCCCCTATCTGTCCGTTAGCCCCGTCATTCTGAATGGCGATGTGGTAGACCGGGGAATACACCAGACCGGCACTGCCGTTCATACTGCCCACCGCGCGTACGCCCAGCGAGCCATCCGCCGCCCGGGTCAGGGGCATAATGGCTTCAGGTCCGGCTTCCCCCATCAGCCCGGCCCTTTGCAA